TGAAGCTGTGAGTCTCGCCCTGCTGGGTGCGCGGACTCCGCGTCGGGGTGCTCCCCGCCGCATCTACTAAGGGGGTTTGCATGGCCGTTACGCCTGCTGAATGGCTCCCGGTATTGGCTAAGCGGCTTGATGACCGGCGTGCCCGTGTCGATCTGCTGATGTCGTATGTGACGGGCGATGCACCACTGCCGGAGATGAATCGAGCGACCCGGGAGGCGTGGCAGAGGTTCCAGCGGGAAGCTCGGACGTCGTTCGGGCTGCTCGTGGTTGAAGCGTTGACTGATCGGTTCGTGCCGAACGGTGTCCGGGTCGGCGGCGATGACGTGTCTGAGGCGACGGTTGCTGCACGCCGGATCTTCCGCGACAACCGCCTGGGAGTGGTGTTCCCGGATGCTGCTCGTGACGCTTTCACGGCCTCGGTTGGATACCTGATTGTGGGCGAGGACTCGGGCAAGGCGGTTATCACCGCCGAATCGCCGCAGTTCGTCATCACAGCGCCCGACCCGCTGCGCCCTTGGGTCTCTCGAGCGGCGCTCAAGGTCTATCGGGACTCAGATGAGGGCGCCGACTTCGCGTTCGTGTGGGCTGACGGTAATCGGCAGCTATTCAAGCGCCCCATTGCAGACACCTCCTCATCCGAGCCATACCGTTTCACGTCTGAGGGTGAATGGCTCGCGGTCGGTGAGCCGCAGCAATATTCGGGGAACGTTCCCGTCTTCGCCCTGGAGAACAAGGGCGGCGTGGGCGAGTTTGAGCCTCACGTTGACATTCTCAACCGCATCAACCGTAACCTGCTCCAGCGGCTTACCACAGTGGCGATGCAGGCATTCAAGCAGCGGATGGTCGAGGGCGGGCTGCCCGATCAGGACGCCACCGGCAACGACATGAACTGGGCTCAGGTGTTTGAGCCTTCGCCCGGTGCATTGTGGGATCTGCCCGAGGGTGTGAAGGTCAATGAGCTCGGGGATGGTTCTGCGGGGATCATGGCCATGCTTCAGGCCGAAGATGCTGATCTGCGCGCGTTCGCGGCTGTGACGCAGACCCCACTTCCCATGCTGATGCCTGACGGTGCGAACCAGTCCGCAGAGGGCGCGCAGTTCTCCCGAGAGGGCTTGGTGTTGAAGGCTGAGGATCGGGTGGACCGGTTCAAGCCGGCACTCGCTCTCGCCCTCGTGTACGCACTCCGTATCGAAGGCATCAAGGATGTCGACGACGTGGAGGTTCTGTTCGAGCCTGCTGCTTACGTGACTCTCTCGGAGAAGTACGCGGCGGCGGCTCAGGCTTCTGGGCTCCTTGCGATTCGCACGATTCAGCGGCAGATCCTCGGCATGTCTCAGGCGGCTATCGCTGAGGACGAGGTAAACCGCGCGGCCGAGCAGTTGCAAGCGTTCACGTTGACGGGCGGGGCGGATGCCGAGCAGCAGTGACCGGATCATCCTCGGGTACGCGGCGGCGGTCGCTGAGGTTCGGAAGCGGGTAATCCAGTTCGCGCGTACCGCATGGCTTGGCATGCCGGACTACCGGGATGCGGATGTGGACCGTCTCGTGCGGCTCGTCACTCCGGTTGTGCTCGCTGGGCAGACCCGCGCGGCATCTCTGACGGTTGCGTACCTTCAGGCGCTCGCCACATCGGCTGGCGTGACGCTCACAGGCGCGGTAGACGCCTCTGTAACGGCCTATCGCGGCGTCCCTGCGGTGGATGTGTACCGGCGTCCTGCTGTGACGCTATACACGGCCCTGTCGAATGGTGTTTCGTTCACCGATGCGAAGCAGCAGGGGCTCACGCGGCTTGTGTCGCTCGCGTCCACGGACATCCAGCAGGCGCGTAACCGGCAGGCCGCGGCATCCATCGGCAGCTCAGGTTTCAAGTCGTTCTCACGTGTGCTGTCTGGCACTGAGGACTGCGAACTCTGCACCGTAGCCGCTGACCGAACCTACTACCGCGGCGACCTGATGCCGATACATCCCGGTTGCGTGCCCGGCGACTCAGTACTGTCGCCCATAACGGGCGGAAGCACCCAACTTGCCGATTTCGCTTGGGGTGAGGTTGAGGCTGTTTCGCGCCGACTGTTCGAGGGCGAACTCATCGAGTTCGTCACGGCCAGAGGCGATGAGGTGCGCGTCACCCCGAATCACCCTGTACTCACCGCGAAGGGTTGGGTTCCGGCTCACCTCCTGAGCGAAGGTGACACAGTATTCAGCGGCGGCGCGGGTGAGCGGGTAGTTGCTAGTGGCCCAGACGTAAACGAGCGCCCAGCCTTCGCTGAGGATGTATTTGACGCGGCGCGGATGGCGTTCCCCCTTGTACGCGTGCCACTCGCCGCCGAGGATTTCCACGCCGACGCTGCCGAGGGTGAAGTCGAGATTGTATATACCCACGGCAACCTCCCGACGCCACGGAACGCCGATCCTGTCCAAGGAGCGAGCGAACTTGGCTTCATGCACGCTCATGGCGGGCGGGTTGCGCTCGATGGTAGCGGCGCGCTTGGCCCGCTCATCCCACGTAGCCTTGCGGCCCTTGGTAGCGGAATGGGCGGCGGCTACCTGAGCGGCGATCTGCTCCGGGGTCATCCGACTAGCTCGGTTGAGGCCAGCGGAACTGCGCCCGCGCGGTTCGATGCCCCTGCTGGTGAGTTCTCGCCTGAGAGCGCCCCGGTCTACGCCAGTCAGGGATTGGATCTTGTACGCCGACTCGCCAGCGACGTAGAGGGCAACCGCGTTGTCAAGCTTCGCCGGGTCGGTTGGTCGGGTCATGTGTTCAATCTCCACACTCGTGAGGGTTGGTACTCATCCAACAATCACATTGTATCAAACTGTGACTGCGGCGTGGCACCTAACGGTTTCGGGCGAGCAAGTGACCCACAAGAGGGCGCCCGCGAAACCGCCGTCCACGAACACGGAGAGTACGGCCCAACCCTCGGCTGGGCTGGGGACACGTTCACCGGTCCCGACGACTTCTAAACACTTCCCACGCTCGTGGGTCGGCCTCACCGAAACGGTGGGGCTTTTTCTATGCCCGAAACGGGAGACACATGTCTGACACCAACAACCAGTCCGTCGCGATCGGTAAGGGCGCACTCGCGTCTGACGCCACCGCGGTTGCTGTGGGCGAAACGGCCGCAGCAGAAGAGGGAGAGTCGTCAGTCGACTTTGCCGCTGAAGCCGCGAAGTGGAAGGAACTGGCCCGCAAGAACGAGGCTCGCGCCAAGGAGAACTCGGACAAAGCGAAACGCTTTGACGAGATCGAGGAAGCGAGCCGTTCGGACCTTGAGAAGGCTCAGGCTCGAATTGATGAGCTCGAGCGCGCGTCGGCTGAGGCCAACGCTGCACGTATCCGGTCGGATATCGCCCGCACCAAGGGCGTCCCGGTCGAACTTCTCACGGGTTCCGATGAGGATTCGCTGACCGCGCAGGCGGACGCGCTTCTCGCATTCAAGGGCACGCAGGCGACCGCCCCCTCATCCGAGGGCCAGGGCAAGCGCGGCGAGCCTGTGGGTTCCGGTGTCAAGCAACTCACTCGTGATGAATTCGCTCGCCTCACCCCGGAGCAGAAGATCGCGGCGCGCGATAGCGGCGCGCTCGCACGCCTGCTCGAGGGATGAGCAACAACAACTACTAGGAGACAGAAATGGCACTTGGCGACATCATTCCCGACCTTTGGTCGGCACAGCTGCTGGTCGCGCTTCGCAAGAACGCGGTCGGCGTGAGCCTCTGCAACCGTGACTACGAGGGCGAGATCCGCCGTCAGGGTGACTCGGTGAAGATCACGTCGATCGACAACGTGACGATCAGCGACTACACCCAGCACACGGACCTGACGGTGGAAGCCCTCGGGGACGCCACTCGTTCGCTGCTGATCGACAAGGCGAAGTCCTTCGCGTTCTCGGTGGAGCGCATCGAGTCCGTGCAGGCGGTGGCGGGTTCTTCCGCCATCGATCAGGGCCTCGACAACGCGTCGTACCAGCTCGCGGATGTCGCTGACGCGATCATTCTCGACGCGATCAACGACGCCGCGGAGGCCACCGGCAACGACATCGGCACCGTCGCGGTTCACACGACTGCGCAGAACCTCTACGACGCGTTCGTGGACCTCAACAAGGTTCTGTCGGACAACAACGTCCCGAAGTCTGGGCGCTACGCGGTCGTCTCGCCGGCCATCATGGCTCGCCTGACGAAGCTCAACCTTCTGGTTGGTGCGGGTGACGGTCTCGGCGCTGACGTTCGCACGTCGGGTTGGGTTGGTCGCCTCGCGGGTCTCGACATCTACGAGTCGAACAACCTTCCCGCCGTGACCGACGCTGCTGCTACTGGTGGCCTCGTGATCGCGGGTCACCGCATCGCGACCACCTACGCGGACCAGATCGTTGAGACCAGCCGGACCCCGATGGAGCGTCGTTTCGCCGACCTCGTGAAGGGCCTGCACGTCTACGGCGTGAAGGTGACCCGTCCGACTGCGGTCGCCAAGGTCGAGTTCGACGCGACCGCGTAATTCAACTGACTCTGAGGGGGTGAGGGTATGGCTGTTGTTCAATTGGCGTCACAGGATGACGTTGAGTCGTCCTTCGGTCGTGTCCTCACCTCCGAGGAGGCGCGGCGGGTCGATGCGATCCTTGACAAGCTGTCGGAACTGTTCAGGCGTGAGTCTGGTCAGCGGTTCACGGTGGGTTCGTCCACGGTGCGGCTGAAGGTGAATGGCGGCAGGGTGTATCTGCCGCAGGTGCCGCTCGTGGAGGTTGTGTCAGTCGTTGACGATGACGCCGTGGCGGTGGAGTACACCGCAGCGGGTTCGTGGCTGACGGTTGACCTGGCCTCGAATGAGTTCGTCACGGTGGAGTACGAACACGGCGCTGCTAAGGCGCCGGATCTGGTGCGTTTGGCGGTTGCTGATGCGGCCCGTCAGGTGCTGTCGGTCGATCCTGTCGCGGCGACTGGTGTGTCTCAGCGTGGAGTGACTACGGGTCCGTTCTCGGACCAGTTCACTTACGCAGGGTGGGCGCAGGGCGGTTCCGCTCGGCTTTCACCGGATGACGTTGCGCTTGCTCGCTCGTACCGGGTGAAGGTGCCGACCGTCTGGGTGCAGTCGCCGTGAGGACTGTCGCGGAGTATGTGGACCACGCGGCGTTCGAGGCGGGTGCTGAGGATCCGCACGGCAACCCGGTAGAGGCGTGGGCGACCGCGACTTCGGTGGGCGTGTATGCGTTCGACCCGGGTGCAACCTCGGAGCCGCGTGAACCGGGACGCGATCGGGTGGATACGTCCCCGACGCTCTACCTTCCGTCGACTGTCATCTTCGGTGCGCGTGACCGGGTGACAGCTCGAGGCGTGCTGTATGAGGTGGAAGGCGTCACACGCCAGTTCGTCCACCCCACTGACGCTGACCGTGCCGCGAATGTGGCGACACTGCGGGCGGTGATCGGGTGAACGTCAAGTGGAAGTTCCACGTGCGGAAGGGCTACTGGGAGTTCCAGCGCCAGGCCGCTGTTGGGGAGGCACTGCTGGCCCGTGGTGAGGCTATCGCCGCCGCTGCGGGTGATGGTGTGGAGGCGGAACTTACACCGCGTCAGGCGGGCCGTCGAGGGACACCGGTTGTCCGGGTTCGGACGGTCACGAACGAGGCGCGTGAGGCTGAGGCGCAGTCGCGCACGTTGACACGAGCTCTGGATGCGGGGCGCCAGTAATGGAAGCGATCAAGTTCCCCGATGTTGAGGCTCTGCTGGTCGAGTACCTGAACGGGCTGCTGGCTGAGCCGGTTTCCACGAAGGTTCCTTCTCCTCGTCCTGCGACGTTCGTTCGCATTGTCCGCACGGGCGGGTTCACCACGGGGCTCGTCACCGATGAAGCACTCATCACGTATGAGGCGTGGGCGTCGACCGAGCCGGCCGCGCAGGATCTCGCGCAGCGCGTGCGCGCATACCTCCGCGCTGTCGATGTGGTCGATGGCGTGCAGTTCTACGGGCCGATCAATCCGACTGGCCCGGTCAATCTTCCTGACCCTGCTACCCAGCAGGCCAGGTACACGGGCCTGGTGTCCGTTGGGGTTCGCGGCACCGCCATCTAGAACCCATCCCTCAAAAGGTGACGGCGATTCATCCATAAGGGAGTTGATATGCCTACTGCTGCAAACGTGCGCGTTGGCAAGCCGAAGTCTACGGGTGGCGTGTACGCGGGTGCGCTTGCGGCTGTCGCCCCGGATGACGCTGCCACCGCGCTTGATGTCGGTTTCGCGTCGCTTGGGTACGTCTCGGAAGAGGGCGTGACCCAGACGAAGGGGATCGAGACGGAGACGATGGTCGCCTGGGGTGGTGACGAAGTGCGGGTGATGAAGACCTCCGACGCGCTCTCGTACTCGCTGACCCTGATCGAAACGTCCGCCGCGGTTCTCGGTGAGTACTTCGGCGCCGACAACGTCGCGACGGCTCTCGGTGTCACGACGGTCTCCGTCAACGGCACCGAACTGCCGCGACGGTCTTACGTCTTCGAGCTTCTGGACGGGGACTCCGCGATTCGCGTCTACCTGCCGGTGGCTCAGATCACCAACACCGACGACATCACGTTCGTGGATGGCGAGCCCATCGGGTTCCCCATCACCATTTCGGCCTACCCCGACGAGGCAGGCAACAAGGCGTACTGGTTCCTCGAGGACTTGGGCGCCTAACCAAAGACATGGGGTGGGTGGAGAACTTCGCCGTCACGCCACCCACCCCAGCAGTACCTCAAGTGACGGCAGAAAAGGTGACGGCTCATGGTTTACCAGGTTCCCCCTTCGCAGGCGTCGAAGGATCAGAACAAGTTCAAGTTCGAGGTTGATGGCGTGGAGCACGTCATCCCCAAGCTGAAGTTCCTCCCGGTGGGGACTGCGGAGAAGCTGGCGGACCCGGAGGTTTCCGAGTCGGTGAAGATGCTTCTCCCGTTCCCGGAGGGTCCGGTGCGGGACGCGGTTCGCACTCTTGATAGCGAGCAGTTCCAGGGGCTCGTCCAGGCGTACCGGGACGATTCCGGTATCAGCGTGGGGGAATCCTCGGCCTCCTAGAGTTCGTTCGCGAGTTCGAGGAGGCCGTTGAGTTTCATCTGATCGTCCTCGGGCTGCGGCTGGAATGGCTTGGCTCTGAGGCGCTGTCGTGGCGTGATCTGTTGCTCATCGCGAAGTTCGCAGACCCCACGTCGGTTCTGTTCCGTGCCGTTCATGGGCATGTGTGGACCGACACGGAACAACTGTTGGCGATTGTGGCCGATAGCGTGCGCGCGGCGAACTGGCAGCGTGCGGGCGGCAAGGGCGGCAAGCCTAAGCCTCTGCCTCGCCCGAAGCCGAAGGTGCAGGCGCGCAAGTTGACCCCCGATGAGATCCGCGACCTCGGGCGCGGTGTGGCACGTACCGGATCTATGGGTACTGCCCGCGATATGTCCGATGTGAAGTCTTGGTTGGAGGCGAAGAATGGCCGCAGGCGTTGAGCTCGCAACAGCGTATTTCAGCCTCGTCCCATCAATGGACGGGGTGGCCGCTGAAGCGAAGAGGGGCTTCGGGGACGGCCAGATTGACACCGCGGCCGAGGAGGCCGGTAAGCGCACAGGTGGGCGATTCAGCGCCGGCGCGAAGGTAGCGATCACGGCGGGCGCGGCAGTGCTGTCGGCTGGCATCGTCAAGGTGTTCCAGACGGGCATGGATGAGTTGAAGTTCGGCGAGCAGATCAGCGCTCAAACGGATCAGCTCATCGCCAACACGGGCGCGGCATTCTCTACATCCTGGGTGGAGGATTACACGCTCGCGTTGTCGCAGGTGTCGGGCATCTCGGAAGAGGCGTTGCAGGAGGCGGGTAACAGCGTCCTCAAGTTCGGTGACGTGAGCCAGGGGAACTTTGAGCGCGCCGTGGGCGCAATCAACGACATGGGAGCGGCGGGTAAGGATGTTTCGGGTGTTGGTGAGGCGCTGGGTAAGGCTCTCGCTGAGCCTGCCGAGGCTGCGGGGCTCCTGAAGCGTGCCGGGGTCATCCTGGACGACGAGCAGCAGAAACTCATCGACAGCTTCACTGCCGTGGGCGACAAGGCCGGCGCGCAGTCTGTCATCCTCGATTCGCTCGAGGGCACCTATGGCGGGATGGCTGAGGCGACCGGCGCAACGCTGACGGGCAACCTGAACAAGCTCGGCAACGCGTGGGAGAACACTGCCGCTGTCGCGGTGGAAGCACTCATGCCCGCGATCATGGGCATTGTCGATGTTCTCGGCACTGTGTTCACGTGGATACAGGACAACGAGGGCATCATGCCGCTTCTCGCGGTGGGTGTTGGGATTCTTGCGGCGGCGTTCATCGCGCTCAGTGTTGCAATGTGGGCGGCGTCCGTGACCCCCATCGGGTTGGCTATCGCAGGCATCGTGATTGCCATCGGCCTGCTCATCGCAGGCATCGTCGCCCTGGTCATGAACTGGGACACGGTAGTCAAGTTCATCTCCGACATCTGGGCTGGCTTCCTCGATTGGGTGACGTCGGTTACCGAGGGATTCGTTGGCTGGTGGAACGACGTCTGGGAGGGCTTCGGCAACTTCCTCGCTGACATCTGGAACAACATCGTCAAGGGCATCGAGACGGCGCTTGGCTTCGTGAGCGCCATCATCGGCAAGGTGCTGGAAACGATCACCGGTGTGTGGGAGTCGATGTGGCAGGGGATGGTCGATTTCCTCAGCACTGTGTTCGCCGGGATTGTTGGGGTGGCGAAGGCTCCTATCAACGGGATCATCGCGCTCATCAATGGGGCAATCGAGGCACTGAACGAACTCAGTGTGACGATTCCTGATTGGGTGCCTGTCATCGGCGGTCAGACGTGGGGTTTGAACCTCCCGAAGATCCCGATGCTCGCTGAGGGTGGCACGATCCTGCGTTCCGGTTCGGTGATCGTCGGTGAGAACGGACCCGAGCTTCTGCGTCTCCCCCGGGGTGCTTCGGTTGACCCGGACATTGCCGGCGCTGGCACTGGCGTGGGCATCAACCTCACTCAGAACATCTACCCCTCCGAGGGCATGAGTGAGCAGCAGATCGCCAACGTCTCCGCGGAGAAGATCGCGTTCCGCATGAGGGGGAACTGATGCGCGCAACCCTTGACGGGCTTGAGTTTGTCTTCGCGGGCTCGGGTGACGCCACCTACATCCTCAATCCCAGGGACGGTCTACAGGGCTGGTTTGAGGGTGTGGAGATGCGGCACGAATCAGTCGAGCGCCCGGCTGGCGATGGTGACTTCGATGCGCCGGCGTTCCTTGGTCCTCGGCTTATCACGCTCAACGGCTGGATCTTCACCGACTCCGACGATGCGGCTTATGAGGTTGCGATGAAGGGTCTCGAGGATCTGCTTGCCGATGGGAGCATGTCGGAGTTCGCGGTGGAGCAGGCGACGGGTACCTACACGTGCCAGGTTCGCCGGCACGGTTCCCCTGAGCTCGACATGGTTGTGTACGGGCGCAGCGCCCGGTTCCAGTTGCAGTTGTGGGCTCCCGATCCGACGAAGGTGTTGCTCCCATGACGTGGGTGAACAAGGTCTACTACACCCATGACGGTGCATACGCGGGGACGCTACCGTGCAGCGATGCCAACTGGCAGACGCGGCTTACGGGGCAGGGTTCCGCGGACCACACGGTGCGTGCGTTCGGGTCGGGTCTGTCTCAGGCGGATCTGGAAGAACTGACGCTTGGGAACCGGTACACGATCACTCAGGAGTGGGCGGCTACCGATTACGTGGCGTATGCGGGTGTCATTCAGCGGGATGTGTGGGATGACAAGTCTCGGACTGTGAGTCTTGCGAGCACTGAGCTTCGTGGGGCGTATTTCAACGACCGCATGATGTGGCCGGTGAGCGCTTACAACCCGACCGCTTCGGTGCTTACGGTGACGAGCAAGTCACGGTCGGGTGCTGTGCGTGCCATCTTCGACCCGTTGTTCGCGATCGCATACCTGCCGATCGACCGGCCTGCTGACGGGTCGGGTGGGTTCTCTGCTGATTGGAAGTACAACGAGCGGTTGAAGATCGAGGACCATCTTCAGCAGGTTGAGGACGATGGTTGCGAGGTGTTCCTTCGCCCGTATCTGACTGGTGGGAACTTGCGGTTTGAGACGCTTGTTGGTTCTCCGGTGGTGGAGATCGGTTCAGAGACGACGTTCGACATCCGGGGGGATTCGTCTCCGGTGCTCGACTTGAAGGTCACGCGGGACGTGGTCAGGCAGATGACCGGTGTTGCCGCGTTCAGTGGTGGTGGGAAGTCTGCGATTTCTGCGGCTGCGTTCGCGGGTGGTATTGAGGGTCCCGCGGCGATCAGTGTCCGGGATACGTGGGTTGACTTCGCTGACGTGACGGACCCTGACCGGTTGCAGGCCGCGGCGGATCACACGTTCGCGGCCCTGCAATTCCCGACGTCGGCGTGGTCGCTTGGGTTGAACATCTTCCCGGATGGGCCTGAGTTCACAGCACCGGGGCACTTGCTTGGTGCGACGGTCGCGTCTGGGCATGAGCGGTTGTCGGCTGGTACGAAGCATCTTCGGGTGGTGGCTCTGTCGGGTTCGATGGGTATGACGGTGACTCCGGAGGTGCATGATGCCGCTTGATGATCCTTCGGACCCGAGCGCGGAGACGCGCAGGTTGAAGAAGCGTGTTGAACGACTCGAGGCTGGCACCGCGGACGCTCCTGGGGATAGTTCCCATCCTGGTGCTGGTGGCGATTCCATCCTGTTGGGTACCGATGGTCTAGCGGATGGGTACGCGTCGGTTGCGGTCGGGTTTGAGGCGAAGGCTTCAACGATCACTGACACGGATGCGGATGAGGCTGTTGCGGTTGGTACGGCGGCGACTGCTGACGGGTTCGGTGCGGTCGCGCTTGGTGGGCGTTCTTACGCCCAGTACGAGACGGCGACGGCGCTCGGGTGGTCTGCGGATGCCCTGCATTTGCGGTCGACGGCGGTTGGTGAGAACGCAGTTACGACGCAGGCGGATCAGATTCGCCTGGGTCGGTCTGGGCAGCAGGTGTCGGTTCCCGGGAATCTTGTGGTCAATGGGACGTTCTCGAATCCGTCAGCGCGCCGGTTGAAGCAGTGCATTGTCCCGGCTCCGTTCATGCCTGACGTGTTTCCCGTGCTCTACGAGTGGGAGTACATCGAGGGTGACGGGCGTCGGCGTATTGGTCCGATGGCGGATGACCTTGTGGGGACGGACGCCGAACGGTTCCTTGTCGTTGATGACGATGGGGAGCCTGCTGGGATCGACACGCTCGGGTTGCACACGGCACAGATCGCGGTGCTGCTTGCACGCATTGAACGTCTGGAAGAGGAACTGAGGGGACGACATGGCTGAGCTGGCTCAACTGCCTGGGGTGCTGGATCTCCGCATCTACCGGGGTGATGACTCGAACTTTCAGGTAACGATGACGGACACGGAGTCTGGTGACCCTTTGGTGTTGCCGACGACGGGGTGGCGTGCACAGGTGCGTGCCGACACTGCTGCGACTAGCGAGGTTCTGTTCTCGTTGACGGTGGACGCCACGGATGCTGCGACCGGTGTCATTGGCCTGTCGGTTGTGGGTTCGGATACGGCGGAGCTCGAGGGGCCGGTGTTCTGGGATTTGGAGAACACGGACCTGGACCGCACGTACCTTGCGGGGAAGATTCGGTTGTCTGGGCAGGTGAGCCGCGATGAGTGACATCACCGTTGCGGTCACCGCTCAGCCGTCTATCGAGGTTGGTGTTACGCCGACCGGTGCGACGGGTCCGCAGGGGCCTGCTGGGGCGACTGGTGCGACTGGCCCGCAGGGGGAGACTGGTCCCGCGGGTCCACAGGGCGAGACTGGCGCGGCCGGCGCTACCGGTCCTGCTGGTGAAACGGGCGCGACGGGTGCCGCTGGTCCGACCGGTGATACCGGGCCGCAAGGTCCGCAGGGTGACCCTGGCGCAACGGGTGCTACTGGGGCGACTGGCGCAACGGGGGCGACCGGTGCTACCGGTCCTGGTGTCGCTGCTGGTGGCACGACCGGTCAGGTGCTCGCGAAGAACTCCGGTACGGATTACGACACGGAGTGGATTGACGCAGCCGGTTCTGATTTGGCGGTTGCGGACGGTTCCGCGATGAACCCGCACACGACACAGGGTGCCTCACGTAACGCGTCCCTTCCGAAGAACTTCTGGCAGTACACGGGCACCGAGGGTGTGGATGACCCGACGAACTGGATCGACGGCGACGAATGGATAAGCGCATGACCGGCCGCTTCCTGAACGTCGCCGGCGAGGCCGTGTCGATTGGTGGTGGAGAGGGTGGGCCGACAGGCCCCCGGATCGTCCACTCGAACATGATCTCTGGCACATCCTTTCCGGTGCACAAGCTGCCCAGCCTTGAGGACGGGGATGTCATCCTCCTGTTCAGTATCGGCGCGTACCGGATCACGTCCACAACGCCCTCGATGACATCACTGTACGACGGTGGCACCGGTGGCCTTTCGATGACGTCCTCACTGTACGCGCTCACCGTGTCGGGTACCCCGCCGACACAGATAGCCGGGACGTTCTCTGGTAATGACGCGGGAAACACCTCATTCGTGATGGTCATACGTGGAGCGTCGAGCGTCGGCAACGCAGCAGGAGCCACACCCTCGGGATCCTCAACGACCGCCCTTTCCATCACTGCCGGGAGCAGCATTGCGAGCCCCACCCTGGGGTTGCTGCTGTTCGGAACTGCGAATGCATCGGCCGAACTAACCGTGTCTCCGACCGCAGTGAAAGTGCTACCGCTCCAGGTCACGAACAGCTCGGGTCGACACCTGAACGTCTACGAGTTCTCAAGTCCGACCGCGGGCGGGGTGGTCACTGCGACGCCAGCGGGTAGTTGCTTCAAGTCGGGCGCGGTGGTTCATTTCGCCTGATCTGTATCACCGGGGGATACAGAGCCTCTTGCACACTGTATCAACCAGTGACACAGTGAAGGGCATGACAATGACCACCACAACCACCTACCCGGTCGGCGCACTCCACCTCGACGACGACACCGAATGCACGTCACCCGACGTGTGCGGTCGAACCGTCTACTGGGTGGGCGGTGCCCCTCTGCACGAGTTCCCTACACTGGGCGAGTGACAGT